TTGAGGTATTCACGATCTTCACGGAAGCTGTCAGGAAGGAGGATACCGCCCGCAGTCTTGCGCCGAATAGGCACAGGCCGGACAAGAATCCCCACACCGGGAATCCGTGGCAGTGGCGTCGGGTCTGGAACTTCGTCCGCCGAAATCCACTGGTCATTAGAGATGGCCCCGTCGAGAGGCGCGCGGGTGGTAAGCATTAGTTCCTTTCCTCAATTGGTGTCGATTGGAAGAGGTCTTTTAGGATGTTGACGGCAAGACCCAAGCCGGTTATAACGCCGCATATGCGAGCGTATTCATCGTAGGAGGTTGCTGACCCCCTAGCCAAAGAATCTTTTTCGCGGTCTATTCGCTTCTGTACTTCTGCAACGTAGTCCGATAGTAACTTCATGTAGTAGGTGCGTTAGCCCTCTCAGCAAGTCTTTGGGCTTGAATATCCGCTAATTTTGCAGAGTTGTCAAGTATTTTTGCAGATGCGTCGATCTGGTTACGCTTCTGGGAGTTTTGCGCCTTGAGCAGCATGTCCGTCTCTTTGAGGTCAAGCTCGCGGTTCTTCTGGGCGATCTTGGCCGCTTCGCGGACATCCTGTGACTGGATGCGCTGACCGGCCATCTGAACTTCGGCGGCCTGTAGCTGGAGCATCTGCTGTTCGATGTTGGCCTGCTGCGCCTGCGGGTTGCTCTCGTTCGAGATCTGAATAAGCTGCGTGGCGATCTGGGCCTGCACGTTTTCGTCTTGAATAGGCATACCCATCTGCTGTGCCAGTTGCATGGCCTGGGCGATGAACATCAGGACCTTGTGTTCGGCGATGTTGGCAGAAAGCACCTGTTGGCCCAAGGCGATAGTCGGATCATTGGCGCCCTGCATCTGAGGTGCTTGGAGGAAGGCAGTCTTGACGGCGATGTGAGCCGCGTGGTTCTGACCTAGTTGCGCTTTGATGGGCTTACCGGACATAGCTACTTGGATTTCGGTGAGCGGGTCCGCCGAGACAGCTTGGGCTTCCGGGTTCGTCATAAGCTTGTCGATGCCTTCAACGCCCAACGCTGTGTAGTAGCGCCGCAAAGCTTCGCGCATGTCGTGGAACTGGGGGAACTCCTTGGCCACGTTGAGTTCGATCTGGGCTTTGGCCACACGCTGCGACTCGGTGAGCGCGTTGGGGTCAGAGGCCGGAAGCACGTCGACGATCTGCGGATTGAAGTCATTGCGCTGGACGTATTGGTTCTCGGCGCCTACCACAAAGTTGACGGTGTCGGGCAGGTTCTCGTAGTTTAGTTCGCCGATTAGCTTGAGGAACTCACCCTGCGACTGATGGAGGCGCTTATGGATGGAGGAGTAGAAACGCTGTGAAGCTTCAAGCAAAGCTAGGGTAGTTGCAGCCGGGCCGTAGTTGGTGCTATTGGCGACCACCTCGTCAGCGGAGTCCGCGAACTTCTGGCCCGACTCGACCATGTACTTGAGAAGCGTAAAGAGCGTCTGGTTGGGTTCTTTAGACGGAAGGGGCAGGAAGGCTTTCTGGAGTTCTTCAGGGCTCAAGTTGACATCACGGAACTCACCGAAGCCGAGCGGGGTGTCAGAGTCGGAGAACTTAGCATCTTGGGATTTGAAGCCCGCTGTCCAGTTGGCGTATTGGCCGGAGTCGACCAGGGCGCGGAGGGCGGCGCTGGAAGCTGCGGCAAGGTCGCCGATGAGGTGGACGTAGCCCAGACCGTAGATCCCGAACGCCGGAATGAATTGGTCAATGGTGTACCAGAGCCGCTTCGTCATGGCCTCATCGCCTTCGCGCCAGTTGCGGCGGATTGAGTAGACGTTGCCAGTCTTGGTATTGAAGTGGACGATGTAGGGCGCCATGCCGCCTTCGGGCAGCAGATGGTCAGCGCCGTCCAGATCGAGGTAGCAGTGAGACTCGCCGACCGAGAAGCCCTTGCGCTCCAGCGACATGTCGAAGCCTTGGGCATTGGCGATGGCTTCGGTGATTTCGTTGGTGTCGAGGACTTCTTCGGAGTCGTTCTCGGCTGCTTCGCGGAAGGTGCCCGACAGGATCAGGTTATCCATCTTGCGCGGGGACAGTTCCATGACCTCGATGTATTCTTCGGCGTCCTTCAGATGCGTGACCGAAGGCTCGACGTAGAAGTTCTCAGCGTAGATGATCGTGGGGTCAGGCATGACAGTGGCGCCATTCCAGCCTGCCTTGCGGATGCCGGTGCCCATGAAGCCTACGCGGAACAGGTTGCGCTCAAGGTCGTTGTAGAAGCTGGGCACCTGTTCGGTAAGCTGATAGTTCATGAAGGTGCGGACGCGCTGGGCTACTTGCTCGCGAGCGACGTCGACATAGCCACGGACTTTGGTGCGGACGGGACCCTTGGCGGGCCACAACTCTTGGATGGCTTTGGCTTGGAACTTGACGACGTTCTCGATCAGGAGGGGGTGGACTGCGGTGCAAGCGCCTTCGACGTCTACATTGCCTTCGCCATCGGTGTTCAGGCCCAGGTACTTGATGCCCTGCTTGATCTTCTCTTCCCACTGTTGGCGGGAGTTCTTGATGTTCTGGAGGGCATCTTGACGCGCAGAGCCGATGTCCGTAAGGATGGTATCTTCAATGGCTAGGGCGAGGTTGGCGCCAAAGGACATGTCGACCTCGACGATTTCCTCGGGCGCGTCTAGCTCAAGGGTCTCTTCGGAGAACTCAAATTCCATATCGGGCGTGGTATCGAGGTTTTCAGACATGGGTCATTTGGCTCCAATAGCTTTTGAAAGATCGACGACGGGCGTTGGTTTCGGGTTGACTGACCGTCTCTTGGGTGAGTTCATAGCGACGCCTCAAATAGAGGAGGGCCATGACCATGGAATCGACGGCGTCATCGTGGGCGCCCTTTGGAAACTCGAGGGCCTCCTGCAGGAGTTCAGCAGCGAATTTCTTCTTCAGGGGAAGCCAGACGCGTTGCCGCTCCACGATACCGCTAACGGCATGGGCACGGGCCACTTTATCACGATCCGGCTGAAAAGGCAATACGGGCAACTTGTTAAGCCTCAAGTCCTGAATAAGGGATTGGCCCGATGCTTTGTTTTCGATAATCATTCGGTCGGGCTTATACAGGTTGTATTGCTCTTTGGCCGCTGCTCGAAGCTGGGGGAACGACCACCGACCACGGACTTGGTTCAGGAGGATGGCGTTAGGCTCTTGATATTCAAAGCCTTTCTCGTCCGTGAACGTCAGGTGGAAGATGCCCCAGGTCTGGATGACCGAGTAGTCAGCTTTGGCTTTGGTGGAGAAGGCGGTGTCCAGGGTCTGTATTATTTCGTCACATTCGGGCGGGTCGTCTTCGTCCCAGTCTTGGAAGTCGTCCTTATTGAAGATGTTGCCGTCTTCGCCAGTCGGGGTCTGCATATACAGCGCACCCCAGTCAGCACGCGACAAGCCTTCGCGGGTAGCGATCAGGTCGTCCATGGTGATGAACTCGGGCCAGTAGGATTCGTTCTCGGGCAGCATCAGGTAGTCGGCTGCGGGCTTGTCGAGGATGGCTGGGATGGAGATGACTTCCCACTGATCGACGCGGGGATTGCGAGCGGCCTTGTCGAGGAGGAAGCCGGATAGATCCCGCACATGCCAGCGCGTGTTGACTAGGACGATGCGGGAGTCAGGCAGTTTACGGGAACGGAAGCCAGGGCCGTACCAGTTGTTGACGCGCTCGCGCTCAGTGTCTGATTTGGCGGTCTGTTCGGACAGGGGGTCGTCGAGGATGCCCAGGTTGAAGCGGTAACCAGCGATGGACTTGCCCGCACCCGCTGGCATGAAGGACCCACCTGTGGTCAGCTTCCAGCCGGTGACGCCTGACATGTCGTCGCGGATGTGGACGCCCGGAAAGATCTCTTGGTATTCGGAGGAGCGCACCAAGTCGCGGATTCGGCCAGAACATTCGACCGCTTTGTCGGTGGTGTGCGAGATCCACATGAAACGCCATGTCGGGTGACGACCCATGCACCACGCAGTGAAGAGCATCAGGAGGACGGACTTCATGGAGCCGGGTGGCAGGGCCAGCATGAGGCGGTCGACGAGGCCCCGGTCTACTTCCTGAAGGGTAGCGGCGATAGCTTCGATGTGACGCCCGTCTCGGTAGTCGTTGCCATCCAACATCAGGGGCGCTAAGAGCTTGACGAAAACGTAGAAGTCCTCTTGCGCCTCCAGTACTGCTTTCTGGTGGAGGGCATCGGCCAGTTCGGCCTTTAGTTGAAGAAGCTTGTCTTCTTTAATGGATGCGGAGTTTTCGCTCAATGTCAGGCTCTGCTTCTTTGAGGATCGCGGTCAGTTCGCTAATGCGCGTATCCAGTTCTTCTTTGGAGTGGATAGTGCGGTGGGTGATTTCTTTCTTCTCGACGAACATACCCAGGTACTTGGCGAGGTTTTCCATGGCGCGGTTGGCGTTAGTGAAGTCACCCGATGCCATGGCTTGGGTGGCGATGTCGTTGAACCACTTGACGACGTCTTCGACGTTGATTTTCATGCGGGCTTTCTCCTCGATCTCGAAGGCAGTAACTAGGTCATTGAAATTGGGAAGCGACAGATTCTTGTTAGCCATCGACAGGAGGACCGCTGGATTGGCTGAATCGTAGCCCGCTAGGCGCATGGCGCCGCATTTGTTGGTGCGCCCATTCAGAGCATATTGGCGGGCAAATTCGACTTGCTTGGGGGTCAGGCGCTTGATCTTGTTGATCTTGTCCCAAGACGCCTGCCACGTTTCGCGTAAGTGTTCTTTGAGATTTCGGATCGCCTTGACGTTCTCTGCGCGAATACCGTGTCCCGGCTTGTGGATGTTCAGTTCGCGGAGTTCGCGTTTGTACTTGGCGATCCGGTCACCCTGTGAGGGTGGATTGCCCATACGTTCCTTAAGCCGCTTCTTGGCTGTTTCGTAGTAAGCGGGTTTCTTCTTAGTGGAGACTTTAGGAACGTAGGGCTCGTCTGTCATGCCGGTGCTTGCTCGTCGTCATCCTGGCGCACGATGGAGATGCGTGAACGACCCTTCTGGTCAGAAGCCCCCGAGCGCCCAGCATTGAAGAAGCGCAGACCCTGACGCTCAAGAGCGGGGCGAATACGCTTGAGTTCAGCAGCAACGCTATGTGAAGTCTGGGGCAAACGCTCGCGCGGGCCTACATTCATCTCCAACTGTCCAATCAGGTCCGAATAGGTTCCTGAAAATTCCTTCTGCTTTGCCATCATACGAAGCAGTGCGGAAGCCATGCCGTTGAACTCCAGCATCTGGGATTCGGCTGCCGAACGGTTGTTCTTATAGACTTCCATAAGACGACCGGGCTCCCATCCAAATGCCTGTTCGGCGGCGACGGCCCACACTGCAAACGCAGACATGCGCGGCTTCTCAGCCAAGACTACATTACCATAGTTTTGCATAGCTTTCAATGCTGCATTCATAAGCGAGCCGAGAAGGCGCGGATGGTCAGCGTGAAAGCAATTCCAAAACTCGGAGTCGTCACGACGCAAATGAGAGTCGATGCGGGGCAGATGCACGTGGATAGAGCGGTCGACCAAGTCACCACGCTCGACGACGTCAGGGATGCCGTTCATGGCCACGGGGCGACAGACGCGGACTGCGGATTCTTCAGCATTCGTGTAGAGAGCCCGGCCACCCTGGGCGCCAGTGCCGGTGCTGATGACGCAGAGAGCATCCGACATCTTGTTGGAGATGAAGGAGACGTTGTCGAAAGCCAGCACGAAGGAGTTGCGGACCATGGCTTGCAAGTCACGCTGGTCTTCGGGCGGGGTACGCATGTCGAGGGCGTGCGGGTCCATGATGCGCCGCAGGAGGCGGAGGACAGTGGACTTGCCGGAGCCTTGTTCGCCTGAGATGGTCAGGACCGGGTAGGGACCTTCGGGACGCAGGCAGCCCAAGACCCATGCGGTCAGAAGCATCAGGGTATCGTCATCGGAGGCGATGTACTTGCGGAGAAGCTTGGGGAACTCGCAAGGCGTAGCTGAGAAGTCGGGGTCTGCCAGAGGCAACATACCGGCGCCGCGAAGCATACGGATATGGGTAGGGCCCCCCTTCACAAGGTCAATGCCCTGCTGAGTGATGCGCCAAGCGTCGTTAGCGTCGTTGCCAGTGTCGATGTAGAGTTCGCCGATTTTGCCGCCTACGCGAATGAAGTCCTTGAGCTTCGGGCCACGGGTGCGTGTCCAATGCGCGAAGTAGGTCTGGGCAGAGTTGACGAGATCCCCGTTGGGGACAAGATTAATTTGATCGACGCAGAAAGCTGAGAACCAACCACGGAAATCACAGTTGCCCTGCGAGGTGATGGCCATGGTACGCCGTGTGCCGAGGTCAGTGTAGTCCAAGAAGAGACGACCGTCCTCGGTAGTCCACGGTGTAAGCTGGGCTTTAGCGTCGTTCAAAAGCTGAACGCGGTTGACTTTTTCTGCCATGCACGAGACTCCTTGTGAAGAAGCCTACCATACATTGAAGGTGAGGGTGTGTCAAGATTCTCACCTAATCTCACTGCGGACTGGTCGGCCAAGTAATTTCCCAGGGGAAGCCCGGCTGAGAGGTGATGTCCCGAAGCTCTTGGCGGTAGGTAGCCCAGACGGTCTTGTCGACGGGGGAATCCGCTACTTGGGTCCAGTCGCAGTCAGCAAGGCGGGCGTTGCGGGTAATGCGGACACTGGATGCTTGCTGTTCGTCAAGGGCTGTGCAAGCTTCTGAAGGCAGGTCGACCGCTACATAGTTGGTGTACCACTTGTCGCCGATCTGAATGACGCCTTGACGGACGACGATCTGATAGCGGGTAGCGGTGGGTTGAGGGCCTTCGAAGACGATGTCGCCGCCGAGACCGTTAATGGCTGTCTCTGTAAGCGGGTTGGGAAGGCTGGTGTTGGGGAACATGTTACGGAACTCTTGTTCGTAAACAACGGCCCCAGTAGATTGAATTCTGATTTCCATGGTGTCCTCACGCAATTGCCAAATAGATGTAAGACGCAGCATTGACGTTGATGTTGGTGGCAGCAAGCTGGTTCACAATGAAGCCTGTGCTGTCAGTATCAACGCTGTCATTGGTTGTGACTTCGGCTGCGGTACTGTTAAGGAGTAGGTATGGATCATTACCTGCAACGATACCACGAGCCGTATCCCAGACGAACCAGTTGCCGGTGCTGTCAGTACGTTTGATTAAGATGAAGCGGGCACCGCCAGTAAAGCCGCAATTGATGGTTTGGTTGGTGCCGTTGCCGGTATAGGTACCCACTTTTGATACGCCTGCGAGTGTAGCGAAGAGGTAGGCGACGTATGTTTGACCAGATGCATTTATGTTCGCAGCGGACGGTAAGCCAGAGCCAAAGCCGAAAGTTGTAGTTGTGGGCGTATTCCAGAAGTTGGAAAGGCTTGCCTTGGCATCTGTTAAGTTAAGTGACAAATAATCATTTGTTACAGAAGAAAACAAACTACTTCCAACAGACCAATCTGCCGATGTTGACCGTGCCTTTATAATCCATAGTTGCGGAGCCACGCCAAGATTGTGATTAAGGTTTCTAGAAAGATCATTCCCCGTGTAGCACACCACATCGAAAAAGCCGGGGGCGCGGCTGAAGGATAGACCAATTGATGAAGCCCCTGATAGGTTCTCGTTATTCGCGTTTACACCTAAATTCCAAGAAACATTTCTGAAATCGGTGACGCCGTAACCTGCGGATTGATTAATTTGCTGTAAAGCCAAGTTTGTGTACAGATTTTGATTCGCGCCAATTATTCTTGTATATACATTATTGTCACATGTACTTCTGCTCCTAACCAAGAGAAAATCTGGTGTATTGGTGCAGGTAATAGTTTGAGCCACGCCAGTCCCAGTATACAGCACAGGGCTAAACACACTCGTCCCGCTCGTCGGGGTTTTCATCGGGCCGCGACGGATGGCGATGTAAATCCAACTTGTAAGACTGCCTCCACTTTGAGTAAATCCAGTAGAAGTCGGAGAAAATAAATCTGTTGTAGCTTCTGCTGAAGCTGCATTTGCTTGTAGATATTGATCTGACGTTCCTACAGTTAATCCTCTCATAATATCATACATAAACCAACTACCAGTTGTTCCTGTTTGTTTAGCTAAGATGAATTGAGGTTCATACCCAAGTGTAACAGAGACGGTCGACCCGCTTTGCGTAAACGACCCACAGCTAATCACATTATCCGTACCCGCAGCGCCAAAGCCGCCAGCATCGTGGGCAAAGAGATAGGCGACGTAAGTGCCTCCATTAGCATTAACTGTAGTGTCAGTGCCGAGCGAAAAGACCGTGCTAGTTGGTGTCGTGCTATTCCAGCGGGTTGTGCCTGTTGCTTTCGCTGCCGTAGTATTGAGTACCATATATTCGGTATTAGCCAAACTGCGATGATATACTTGCCAATCTGCTGTCGTGTCAGTGCGCTTAATCAAGATGCAACCCGGCACCGAGCCTAGATTGTGGGCTATAGTCCGGTTCGTGCCATTCCCCGTATACGTCACCACATCAAAAAACTTAGCCTGCTTGCGGAAGGTCCATGAGACATTGGGTGTAGTGTTTGTGTTAATACTGGTTAGGGCACCAACGGTGAAACCATTAGTGTTAAACGAGATTCCATTGGGCGAATCATTTTGCTGAGCATTTGTTAAATTGGGATAAATGGTTTGGGACGCACCGCGCGCTGTATCATTTATTACATGATTTGCGGCGGCATCCCGTCTTTTCGCCCAAACCATCCCACCTTTGGTAGAAAGATCAATCCCATTAGTGATCGTCTGCGTTGATGAGTTCCCCGTATACAAATACGTCGAGAACACATCTTCGATGTAGTTGGCGGCAGTGGAAGAAGAGCCGAGGAGGGATTCAGTGAGGAGCATTATTTGGAGTCCTGCATGGATTGGACACCGCGCCAAATGACGCCACCGTCATCGGTGATGAACGTGAAGACGTCGGTGCCGCTGGTTGTGATGGTAGGAGCAGTACCGTTAGGCCACTTGACAGCAGACGGCCATGTATTAGTGTAGCCACCGCCATTCGTCAACTCTAGGATAAAGCCTGCTGCAACGGTGCTGACGGGCGGGTTGGCGAAGACCCAGGTGGTGCTGCCGCTGACTTGAGCCGAGAAGAAGTTGGCTGTAGCGAGATCAAGAGTCGTAGTTGCAGAGACGTTGGCGAGGGAGGTCCGCGCAAGGGTGTAGCCCGAGATTCCGGTCAGGGCATAGGTGCGAAGCTGGGCAGCAGTAGCTTGGCGGGAGCCGTAGGCAGAGACCGATACCTTGGAGATTTCAAAGAGGTCGGTGGCCGAAACCGCTGTAGCAGATGTAAGGCCGCTGATTTTATAGGTTGCCATGGGATTCCCTACTTGCTATCTTTCATGGATTGAACACCGCGCCAGACCGTACCGCCGTCATCAGTGATGAAGACGAATACGTCATAGCCGCTAGATGTAAGCGTGGGCGCTGTACCACCCGGCCAATCAACTGCCGCAGGCCAAGTGACTGTAGCTGCCCCGCCATTCTGAAGTTCTAAGATAAAGCCACCACCAGCCGGACCATTAGCGGAGGAGACCGGAGGATTGGCGAACACGAAGGTAGTGCTGCCTGCTGCGCGAATGGCAAAGAAGTTACCTTCGGTCAGGTCGAGTGTGGTGGTAGCAGATGCACTGGCGCGTGTAACAACTTGGAGGGCGTAGTCCTTGAACTTAGGCCGTGTAACAAGGTTGTCAGCCATGTTCAGTTCGCCGGACATCGTATCGCCAGCCTTGAGGACCCGCTGACTAACCGACACCAAAGCTGCTGAGACTGCCGCCGAGACCGCATTGACTTGCACTTGAAGGGCGCTTACAGATGCTGAGACTGCTGCCACGCGAACATCGAGAGCCGACACCAGAACCGAGACTGCATTGACTTGGGTTTGGGTTGCTGCTGCCGCTGCGCTGACAGTGCTGACCCGGACTTCAAGCGCAGACACCACGTTGTTAGTGGAGGTGAGTGCCGCAGAGACCGCATCAACTTGGATTTGAAGAACTGAGACCGAGGCGGCGACAGCAGCAATGGCTACAGCGTTTACGGAAGTGGCAGCGGAGACTATACCGACCCGAGTATCGAGAGCCGAGACTACCGCATTGATGGAAGTGATAGCGGCAGCGTTGACAGAGGTTGCTGCGGATACTGCATCGACTTGGATTTGGAGAACTGAGACGGAGGCTTGCGTCTGAATAAGGTCAAGAGAGTTGGTCCAAACGCTGGCGCTGGCATTCCATACAAGCACTTCGCCATTTGCAATAGAAGTGTCAGATGATGTTTTGACGTTGTGTAATTCGCCCAGTTCGTAACCGTTTTGGACTTTGACGTAGATGGAGCCTGCGCCACCTGACCCACCATTGACAATGTAGCCCATCTGGACCAGATGCTGGGGAGCAATAGGCTTGACATTGGTAAGTTCGCCAGCCGAAACCGGGGACAAGTATACGATGTCACCATCACTATAGCCGAGCGTATTGACGTTTCTGACGAGACCGTCGGTAGCAACGTAACCAGAATTGTTTACAGAGACCGTTTCAAGCATGATGCCAAAGCTGGTCATGCTGTCAGAATCACTGTCGGCCTGGGCGAGGGCACCTGTGAGGCGTTGACCTTGGGCGCCAGTTACCTTGACGGCCTTGCCTACTGGCAGCGTAACGCCACTATTGTTGTAGACTTGGGCGACCGTGCGCTGGCCAAGCAGAACATTGACGGTGCCTGTAAGACCCAGATCAAGGGTGCCAGAATTGATGTCCCAAGTCAGACGGCCCGGTAATGGTGCGTAGCTAGTAGTGGTGTTGAAGTTGATGTACTGGACGTTGGTTAGGTGGTCGCCATCGCGGTTAGCTTTTAAAGAGACGACTGCGTTGATGGAAGTAATGGCTGCTGCATTGACGGATGTCTGGGCTGAGACCGCGTTAAGCTGGACTTGCAGCGCCGATACAGAGGCAGATACGTTGGCGACCCGTATTTCAAGGGCAGAGACGCGGACTTCTAGGGCATTGATAGCCGAGGTGTCGATGGTAGCGAGGACGGAATTGATGGCTGAGATGGAGGCTAGAGCCTGTACCATCTGTACGTTAAGGGCAGAAACCGAAGCTGAGACGGCTGCAACTTTGACATCTACTGCCGATACGAGGGTCGATACGTTGGCTATGGCTGCTGTGTTAGCGGAGGCTACGGCTGATACGCTACTGACGCGAACCTCTAAAGCCGAGACCGCATTGTTGACAGAGACTACTGCCGCTGATACATCGCTTACTCGAATGTCGAGAGCAGACACTACACTGTTGACAGAAACGACAGCCGCTGACACATCTGAGATACGAGTGTCGAAAGTGGAGACGACAGCCCCGATGGAGGTAGCTATTGCTGAAACATCGTCGACACGGATGGTAAGGGTCGAGACTGCTGCACTAAGGGAGGCCACTGCCACCAACGCCCCTGATACCTGGGCAGACAATGAAGCGATGGCAACCCTATCAGAAGATATTAGCGCGGAGACTTGGTCGATACGAGTATTGAGAGCAGAGATTTCAGGCGTAATGGATACGATAGCGTAGGCTTTGAGGGTAGATACGGTAGTCTGGAGGGTACCGGAGTTCTGGACAACAGGCACAAGCTCGGCGCCGGTCAATGGACCTGCCGTGGTAAGCTGCGAAATTTTCTGTGCCGTAGCCACGCTTACCTCTTTATTTGAAGGAACTTAGTGGCAAGTATAGCACACTTGCGGAGGAAAATCCACCCGTTCCAACAGACGAAGGTAAGGCTACTCAGGGGGTTCGTCGTCATCAGCAGGTTCAAAGACCATATCAAATAGCGTATCTACCATGCCCTTGACGAGACAAGCGGAGAAGGGAACGCTGGTAGCCTTGACCCCGTCGGCTTCTTCCCAGGCAATCAGGACAGCATGGGGTGACCGGGCCAGCACCTTAGAGATAACGCTGGCGACCTTACGGTCCAGATCCACCATGTCTTGGAATTGTTCGATGGCCTCTGTGGTAGCGTTATTCATCGTCATCTGCTTCGGAAATCTCGTCAATTAGCTCTGCGGCTATGGTTTTGGCCTCCGCTTCGTCCGTGATTTCCCACTCTTCGTAATAATCCGAGGCCGGATCAGTAGACTCTAGGGTAAATACCCAGACGCCGTCGTCGTATGTGACCGTGTACTTCATGGGTACCCCCGAAAAAGAAGAAGCCAGCAGGATATTACCCCACTGGCTCCCAAAAGTCAAGCCTCTAAGGCCCTTAGTGGTAGTAACCGGAGGATATCTTGACGTTCTTCATCAGAATATCGGCTCCAGTTTTCAATTTCCTCAGTAGTACGGAGGCAACCACCACAACGGCGGTCATAGGGACCCCCAATAAGATGACATATTCCACGACACGGGCTCCTTATCTTAGCGGACGGGACAGGCGCCGGTTGCACATTCCGTGCCAGCGTCGATTTCGTAGTCATCTGCTGCCTCCACAAGCTCCTGAGCCCCTACTTCCTGCCCGTTGAGGGGCTTCAGGGTGGCTACATAGGCGTCATAGGCTTCCTTTGTGACCACTTCCTGGGGCAAATACAGGTAGCCTAGGTCTTTGGCCGTCTTGGTGGGGTCAGTACGGTACAAGAAGCTCACGCCGACGTAGGAATCCCAATTTTCATGGAGCCAATCCACGATTGCCGGGGCTTCTTCGGGGCTGTAGCTGATGGTAACCGAGCAGTTATGGTCCACATAGTTGTCCATCATGGTCTTGTAGCGGGCCAATTGCACCGTAGCAGGCTCCAAGTTCACGAACTTGCCGTCAACTTCGTCCATCTTGACCCGAGGATAGGCCACCGGGAACGTCACCAGCACCGCATCCGGGCTGGACGGGTCCTCGAAGACGCGGAAGTTAGCGGCAATAAGCTCCTTCACATAGGGATCGTGCTTGCTGAAGCGCACATTGTTGAAGATGTAGCGGCCCAGCGGCTTGTGAACACCCTCAGTAGTGTCCATAATCTTGGACAGAGTGCCCGACGGCTTGACCGTAGTAACCGCCTTGGGACGCGGCAGACCCAGTTCGTCGGCCATCTTGTTAGCGGCACGCTTCACCTTGTCGCGCAGCATGCGCCACACGTCAGGATCGCTCGCCGGTTCCCATTCTGCGACGCCAGTTACGCCCACGCCGCACAGCCGGAGGAACTCATTGTTCTCATGCCATGCGCGCTGAAGGACACCGTCAACCAAATTCACGCAAGTCTGGCGGTAGTTGGCACGGGCCAGCAGTTCGGCTGTACGCCACAGCTTCATTGCTTCTTTGCCGTTGAAGTGCGACAAGTTGATTTCGACCAGATTGCAGAAGCCCTTGTTGGGGAGGAGGATCTCAGCACACGGATTCACGCCCGACATCCAGGGACCGCGACGCTTGCCCTCGACGAAGTTGATGAAGCCCGGTTCCGAGCCGCCCGCTTCCTGCATCATGTCGAACAGACCCGCGATGTCTTCACGCGAAGGCTTCGAGTGGAAGGCCACGGAGTTGTTGGACTGCTGACGGTGGAAGTTGTTATGGACCCAGAAGTCCTTCTTGGCCTTGGCAAAGTCTACCCATTCGGCATCGCCATAAGGAACGAGCGCAATTTCAGCCGAGCGGCGTGAGGAGAGGGTTGTACCGAGGTGGTTGAGGACGTCGAGGATGTCGATTCGGGAAAGGAGATGACCAGCCCGAGCGTTGAGAATTTCTGCGATACGCTGCATTGCCGGTGCAAAAGTCTCATCACCCGACGAAATCCACCCATAGCCTTTAAGACGCTGGCCACTCGGACGTATTTGCGAGAAGTCAAGTCGTAGAACGTCAGCCTTCCGCTTACCAGCGAGCATCTTACCCACCGACTTGGCCCACGCCTCTGCGCTATCACCCACAGTAATTGTCCAGACTTCCTTGCCATTCTCTTGGGTATGAGTTTCGACATTGGTTTCGCGTCCTTTCTTCTGTTCCAGTAGATGACGCTGTGACCGGACCACCTCGATTTCCATCGGCGCAGTAAAGCCATTGAGGGTACCGACAACGGGCTCGAAGCCCACGCCGCACCCTTGTAGGAGGAGCCAGAAGGCATCAACGACGTCATGGACTGTCTCGATCTTGGTGAAGGCACAGTTGAACATCGAGGCTTCACGGCGCTTGGCCACCTCGGTGCCACCCAGCCACAGGGTACGCCCGGACACAGAACCGCTACGCTTCAGCAGCACTTCGCGCAGTTCTTCGAGTTCGTTCTCTTGCGCCTTGCTGAGGGGCTGGTCGCCAAGCGCCCGCTGCCAGAGCCAACGCTGGTGGCTGATGACGCGACCGACAATGTCGTCCCAGCTTTCAAAGCCGCCGCCTTCCAGAGGGCGAGAGTAGGTGCGACGGGTAATGGTTGCAGCACGCACTGACGGCGTACGCAATTCAGGCGAATTACGCATATTAGCTCCTATTGGGGGTGAATAACCAGTATAGCAGAGGTTGTTGGGATTTTCTAGGGGCTACTCGGTAAGGGCAGCCCACGAGAAGGGGAACAAGGACTTCATGACAGGTCCTATCTTCGAGATGATTTCGCGGGTCTCCTCCTGTGCATCGGGCTTAACACGGAGGTTCCATACACGACTCCAGCCCAGAAGGGAACCCGTCCAATGCCACTCAGTGTACATATTTTGCGGCAAAATCATCCGGGCCTGTTCGGGACACATGCCGTCCTGCACCAGCCGCTTGTAGTCCCACACCAGCGCACGGGCCGTCGTATGGGCGCGGAGAGCCGAGCCGAAGGGATCGGTGAACTCTTCCTGACTGCTACCCTGCTTGACGTCGGGAGCCGCCTTGCGCCACTTCTCAGGCCAATACAGTTC